CCCTTTTAGAGATTTAATTCCCCTACAGCCCTTTGTGAGGGGTGTTATGCTGCCGAACATCAGAAACATTGAGGCATAACATCGTGCTCAACCCGACCGACGAAAAATTCGTTGCCGCCATTGTCCGCGGCCTGAACCAGACCGAAGCGGCCATCGCCGCCGGGCTCAGTGAAAAAAGCGCCCAAGCGGCCGGCGCGCGGCTACGCAAGAAAAAATCAGTGGTAGACGCACTGGCGGCTATTGGGTTCTCCACTCCGGGCGCACCTATCACGATCCCCACCAGCAAGGCGCAAGATCCAGAACCGGAAGAGGAGCCAATCGACGACCTGCCGAAAACTGAAGATTCGCTTGAATTCCTGGAAGCCGTGGTCGCCAATCCCCGCATTCCGCTCGGCCGCAGGATGGAAGCGGCAAAAACTTTGCTGCCATTCCAGCACGCCAAGATCGGGGAAAAGGGAAAGAAAGAAACCAAGGCAGACGGTGCCAAGCAAACTGCCGGCGGTGGCGATGTCTACGCGACTCGCAAACCGCCTTCGTTGAAGGCCGTTAACTAATGGGAGCGCCTGCGTACACGACAGCCTGTCCGGACTGGGAAGACCGGATCATCGAGGGGCGCAGCCTCATCCCATTTGAACCGCTATTCCCGGAGTCCGCCGCCGAAGCCCGGGAGTTTCGCCATAAGCTGAAGATCGTAGACGTGGGCGATGGGCAACAAACGATCGGCGACATCGGGGCGGAGTGGGCCGAGGACGTAGCGAACGCAATTTTCGGCGCCTACGATCCAGAGACGGGTATCCAGCTCATCCGCGAAGCCTTCGTGCTGATCAGCAAGAAGAATGCCAAGTCAACTGAAGCGGCAAGCATCATGCTCACGGTGTTGAAGATGAACTGGCGCCAGTCCGCCGAGTTCATCATTCTGGCCCCGACGAAGGAGGTGGCCGACAACGCCTTCGCCCCCGCTCGTGACATGGTGAAGAACGATCCAACCCTGGACAGCATGATGCAGGTGCAAGACCACATCAGGACCATCAAGCACCTCGGCACTGGCGCGACGCTGAAAGTCGTAGCGGCGGACACGAACACGGTCGGCGGCAAGAAGGCTGCGGTCGTACTGGTCGATGAGATCCACCTTTTCGGCAAGAACCCGAACGCGGCTAAGATGCTCGTAGAGGCGACAGGCGGCCTGGCCTCACGGCCAGAGGGCTTTGTGCTCTACCTCACGACCCAATCGGATGAACCACCGGCCGGCGTCTTCGCTTCGAAGCTAATGTATGCGCGCAAGGTCAGGGACGGCGAGATCCACGACCCGAACTTCTTACCTATCCTGTACGAGTTCCCCCAGCACTACATCGACAACAAGCTTTACCTCGACCCCGCCAACTTCCACATGACGAACCCAAACTTAGGCAAGTCGGCTAGTATTGAGTTCATCGCGAGGGAGCTTCGTCGCGCGGCTGAGGTTGGGCCGACGGAAATGCTGATCGTTCTATCCAAGTACCTGAACATCGAAGTCGGTATGGCGCTGCGCACAGACCGTTGGGCGGGCGCGGACCACTGGCTCGACACTACAGACGAGAAAGTAACGTTTGAGTCCCTGCGCGATATGTGCGAGGTGATCGACGTGGGGATCGACGGCGGCGGCCTGGACGACTTGCTCGGGCTTACCCTGGTAGGCCGGGTCACCGGCGGCGACAAGTGGGTCTCATGGTCTCGTGCGTGGGCCCACCCTTCGGCGCTGCAGAGGAACTTGGCTGAGAAATCGAAGATGGAAGATTTCGAACAGCAAGGTGACTTGGTATTGGTGAAGCGCATCGGCGACGACGTGACTGAGCTGTGCGACTTGGTCGAGCAGGTTTATGAGTGCGGCTTACTGGACAAGATTGGCGTCGACCCAGTAGGGATCGGGGCCATTTTCGACGAGCTAGTAAACCGGGAAATCCCGGAAGATAAAATCGTCGGCATTAGCCAGGGGTGGAAACTGGGCGGCGCTATCAAGACCGCGGAACGTCGCCTAGCCGGCGGCCAGATGGTCCACGCGAAGCAGCCGCTCATGGTTTGGTGCGTGGGTAACGCCAGGGTAGAACCGCGCGCAAACTCGATCCTGATCACCAAACAAGCTTCCGGCGCGGCGAAGATTGACCCCCTTATGGCATTGTTCAACGCCGTGTCGCTAATGTCGTTGAACCCACCGGCGGCGCACAAAAAGTTTCAAATGCTATTTCTTTGAGTTACAGTGCGCGTAATTTACCGGAGCTGTATACATGAACAGAGCCTACAGTTTTCTTGAGGTCAAGTCCTTTGATGACGAGACTCGCACCATTACGGGTTGGGCTACTACCCCCGCGGTTGATCGTGTAGGCGATATCGTAGAGCCCCTTGGTGTCCAGTATAAAAACCCTCTTCCGCTCCTGTGGCAGCACAACCACCACATGCCGGTCGGGTCGGTGGATTTCGGCAAGCCAACTGAAAAAGGCGTACCCTTTACCGCTACGATCGCCAAGATCGACGAGCCGGGCGTTCTTAAAGACCGCTTGGATGAAGCTTGGCAGTCGGTAAAGCTGAAACTGGTACGCGCTACGTCCATCGGCTTTCGCGACTTGGAGTCGGAAAATATTAAAGGCACTTACGGAATCCGTTATAAACAAACGGAAGTGTACGAGCTTAGCCTCGTCACAATTCCCGCGAATGCTCAAGCAACAATCAACACGATCAAATCGTTCGACGTGGGCCTGCCAGCCGCGCAAGGCAAAAAGGCGATCCCTGTCGTACGTTTGAAATCCGCCGGCGCTTCGGCAACCGTTACAAAAAAACTACCTATTAAGCCGAAGCCCGAGGAGGGCCTAGATATGAAAACTCTTTCTGAACAAATCGCGGAGTTCGAAGCAACCCGCGTTTCCAAATCTGTCGAAATGTCCGCGATCATGGACAAGGCAGCAGAAGACGGCACCACCCTGGACGCAGAGCAATCCGAAGCTTTCGATACCCTGGAAGCTGAAGTCGGCGCCGTGGACAAGCACATCGCTCGTCTGAAAGGCATGCAGAAAGCCCAAGCACAGACCGCCAAGCCTGTTACCGAAACCACGGTGAAAACCCTGGACATCGGCACCGGCCTGCAAGTCCGCGCAAAAAACACTCAGAAACTGGATCCGGGCATCGGCTTCGCTCGTGCCGCCAAGTGCTTGGCACTCGGCCACCTGGAACACCGCAACGCGATCGATATCGCCAAAGCGCTGTACGAAGGTCAGGAAGGCGTTATCGAAGCGACTCAGCGTCTCGTGACCAAGTCCGCCGTAGCGGCCGGTACTACCGCCGACGCCACTTGGGCTAAACCCCTGGTCGGTACTGAAACCAGCGTTTTCGCTGATTTTGTTTCTTTCTTGCGTCCTCAAACCGTGCTCGGGCGCTTCGGCAACAACGGCGTTCCGTCGCTGCGTTCCGTACCGTTCCGTACCGCACTGATCGGACAAACCTCCGGTGGCGACGGCTACTGGGTCGGAGAGGGTGGGGCTAAGCCGCTGACCAAAATGGACTTCAGCCGCACCACTATCGAGCCGTTGAAAGTGGCGAACATCGCCGTGGCGACTATGGAATTGATCCGTGACTCCAACCCGGCTGCAGACGGCCTGATCCGTGACACCCTGGCCGCCGCGCTGACTGAACGTCTCGATATCGACTTCATCAACCCACTGAAAGCCGCTGTCGCCGGCATCTCGCCTGCTTCGATCCTGAACGGCGTTGCCGGTATCAACTCCAGTGGTAACACTGCGGATGATGTGCGCGCCGATATCAAAGCGCTGTTCACCGCGTTCATCCAGGCGAACAACGCTCCGACCTCCGGCGTATGGCTGATGTCTTCGGTGACCGCTCTGGCGCTGAGCCTGATGCAGAATCCGCTAGGTCAGACCGAGTTCCCGGGTATCGGCATGAACGGCGGTGTTTTCTTCGGCTTGCCGGTGATCGTATCGCAGTACATTCCGACCGATTCGAGCGGCTCCCTGGTCGCCCTGATCAACGCCAGCGACATCTACGAGGCAGACGAAGGCGGTATCGACTTGTCGATGTCCACCGAAGCTTCCCTGCAGATGGACAATGCGCCGGACAACCCAACCACCGCAGCAACCGTGATGGTATCGCTGTGGCAGCGCAACCTGGTCGGCTTCCGCGCGGAACGTACCATCAACTGGGCACGTCGCCGCGCATCGGCAGTGGCATGGCTGGATAATGTCAACTGGGGCGCGTAATCTCAGCTGAGTGAAATTGGAAAGGCCCTTCGGGGCCTTTTCTTTATGGGGAATTTTTAATGATCGAATTCATTTCCAAAGCGAAATTCTCCGGGGACGGCGCAGGGCCAGCTCCTCTGCCAGAACCAACGACCGTTAACTTCTCTTCGGCGCAATTCTCGCCGGGGTTCTCCGGATCGATAAATACGACGAAGAATGCCGCACGCATCTACGCACATGGGTCGACCACTCTTTGGTCCGGTTTTATCTCCGGGACGGAAGCGAAGCTAACTGCGCCGTCCGACTTCGGGGATAACGACGGGGCGCTACAGGTCGCCATCGACGGGGCGGACTTCTCCAACGCCCCCCGGGTAGGGTCGGTCTACACCCTGTTCACAGGGCTCGCGCACGCGACTAGGTTCGTTGAGGTGCGTTGGGTTATCCAGATGGCCGATGCGCCTTATATCGCCGCGTCCGGCAATGTCCTAGAAGTAACCGGGCAACCGCCGACCCTGGAAACAATGAACAGTCAGGTAACCAACGGCTCTAACTCGGCCACGGGGTTCTATAGCGGCGCACTCATTCCTAATGCGTCCGGATATGTACCTCCTCTCCAGGCTCCCGCCGGAACCACATACGGTTCTAACGTCGGCTCTATCAAGATGAAAGGCGCGTTCTCGAAACTGGTCGTCACTGTCGGAGGCCCGCGCAAGGTCGGGGTCAGTAAAAACGGGGGTGTGCCTTCGTTCTACTCTGTTGCTGACGAGACGGACGGCCCTGTGAGAGCAATCGTCGTGCCGTGCGATGGAAGTACGGCCACCTATAACGTGTGGGACGGAGGCAACGCCAGGAACAGCGGGGGGCACTTCGTCGTCGCCGGCGGTGCTACGTTGCTAGATGTCGGTGTTCGCCGCCGTATCCATCAGTTCGGGGACTCGATAACTGCGGGTGCCGGTCCGGGGGCTACCGGCGTGAACTCTGAAATCATGTCCGTAGCGGCGGTATTCGGATTCGTGGGAACGACCATCGGCGTTAATGGGCAGACAATCGCCGGCTGCAAAACCATGATGGACAATTCTCTGCCGCTGCTGACCGTCGCGTCCACAGATGTAGCGATCTTGGCTATCGGCGGCAATAGCGCTTCCGGCGGCATCGACGCGACCAAGAAGGCCGACTACCTGGCTTGCATCAACAAGCTGAAAGCCAAGGGCTACGGCAAGATTCTCTGCCGCGGTATCCTACCAACGCCGGACGGCTCTGACACCCGTGCTATCTACAACGTGGAACTGCAATCGGTAGTGACGACCCTGGCCGATCCGAACGTAATATGGATCGACACTAGCACTTGGATCGGATACGACACCCAAGACAACACGCATCCGACGGCAGAGGGATACCGCACACTTGCCGGCTATGCGCAACCTGCTTATTCCGCCGCGCTAGGCTTGTGATACACTCCCGTTAAATTTGAGGACCATCCGCATGAGCAAAGTTGAATTCATCTACGGAAAGGGCGGTAGAAAAGTCCTGATGGCACGGCGCTATGCGGAGACTCTGCGAAAGCTCGGCCATGGCACCTACGCCGACCAGGGTTATCAAACCCGGATGTTGACCGCCGCGCCGACGGTTGTCGAAGAGCCTTTGGTTTCAGACACCCTGGCCGAATTCGCTGCGGAGAACGGTGTTGACCTCTCGAAAGTGATTGGCACCGGTAAAGACGGGCGCATCAAGAAGTCCGACATTGAAGCTTTCATCGCGGTGCAGGTATAACGGATGCGCGTACTCGGCTTTGACATCTCGCTAAAGCGCTCGGCGGTCACGGCTGAGAAATCGCTATCGAACGTGCCTGTATCGCGCGGCTGGTGGCCGCTGATCAAAGAGCCTTTCACGGGCGCTTGGCAGCGTAACAAGGAAGAGCGTTTGGATACGCTGCTGAACTATCCGGCGCTTTACGCCTGCATCAACCGCATCGCTACTGACATCGGAAAACTGCCGTTCAGCTTGAAATCGCAGAACGCTAAACGCATCTGGTCTGAGATCGAAAGTCCGGCGTTTTCCCCCGTGCTGCGCAAACCAAACCACTACCAGACCGGTCAGCAGTTCCGGGAGTACTGGGCTCTGTCCAGGCTCACCCAGGGGAACACTTACGTGCTCAAGGAGCGCGACAACCGCGGCGTTGTCGTCTCGCTGTACATCCTCGACCCGTGCCGCGTAATGCCTTTGATCGCAGATAACGGCGAAGTGTTCTATCAGCTTTACACGGACAACCTGAATCAGCTCTCGAACGATGATGGGCAATTGATAGTACCGGCGTCGGAGATCATTCATGATCGCTGCATCTGCCCTTTCCACCCTTTGATCGGTTTGCCGCCGATTGCCGCAGCGTATCTTCCGGCGCTGAAGAACATGCGCATCCTGCGATCGTCTGCTGAGTTCTTCGGGAATAATGCGCAGCCGTCCGGCATCTTGTCTGCCCCGGGCGCGATCAGCGACGAGACCGCAACACGTCTCTCGAACCACTGGAACACGAATTTCACCGGCGAAAACGCGGGCAAAGTAGCCGTGGTCGGGGACGATCTGAAATTCATGTCACTCGGCTCGAAATCCGTAGACTCCCAAATGGTCGAGCAGCTCCGATACTCCGATGAGCAGATCTGCCAGCCGTTCGGCATTCCACCTTTCAAGGTGGGCCTTGGCACGATCCCTTCCGGCCTTGGAGTGGACGCGATTAACCAGCTCTACTACGACGACGCGCTGCAGTCCCCAATCCAGGCTATGGAAACTCTACTGACCGAAGGGCTTAACGCGCTGCCATACAAAGTCGACATGGACGAATCCGTGCTTATGCGGATGGATGCCGGCAAGAAGGCCGACTACCACAAAACACTCGGCGACGCCGGACTTGAAACGATTAACGAGGGTAGGCTCGAATTCAACTTGCCACCTCTTGACGGCGGCGATACGGTCTACAAGCAGCAACAGGACTTTCCGCTCAACGTCATTAAGGATAACGTTCTGCCTACGCAGAGCGCCGCGCCGGTCGCGCCTGTTCCGGCTCCACAGCCGGCGGCTGATCCCCAAACACAAAAGGCTCTCGCCGAACTGTTCCTGCTTAAAGCAGTTCAGGCCGCACGAACTGAGGTTACGCAATGATTGATCCGGTAGAGTTCGGCAAGGCGATGGGCGCTATCGTCAAGGAGGCGACGGCGCCGCTGTTGCTTCGTATCGACCAGTTGGAAAAGCAACTCGGAGCGATCAGCATCCCATCGGCGGAAGACGCCGCGAAGCTGATCGACATCGAAGCTCTAGCGAAGTCTGCCGCCGCGCTCGTGCCTAAAGCCGAGAACGGAACGTCTGTGACTGCCGACGACGTGCGCCCCCTGGTCGACGAACTGGTTTCCAAAGCAGTAGCGGCGTTGCCGGCTGCGGAGAAGGGCAAGGACGCTGACATGGAGGTGCTTAAATCCCACGTCGGCGAGCTGGTGAAGGCCTTGGAGCCCGTCGCACCTTTGCCGGTGCCTTCGGTTGAAGAGGTCGCGGCCACGTTCGAGCGACGTTTCTCCGACCTGACACTCTCGTGGGAGCGTCAAGCGAGAGACACCTTCGACAAAGCCGCGGATCGTATGCCGAAACCTAAAGATGGTCGCGATGCGCTCTCCCTCGAAGACTTTGAATTGTCCCTGGCTGAAGATGGCCGCACCGTCACCGTCAAGATGCAGGCCGGCGACACCGTTATCGAGAAGTCGATCAAGATCGCCGCAGTACTGGATCGCGAGACCTTCAAGCATGATGGCACTTACGAGAAGGGCGACGGCGTTTCCTACGGCGGCAGCTTCTGGATTGCCAAGTGCGATGCCCCGAAAGGCGTACCCGGCAGCGGCGAGACTGATTGGCGCTGCGCAGTCAAGAAAGGGCGCGACGGTAAAGACCTTCGTGAGAACGCGAGCACCTTCGACCCGGCTAAAGGTGTCAAGCTATGATGTACGTCACCCTCGAACGGGGGAAACAGCATCTGAACATGGATCACGACCAGGACGACGTGCTTATCGGTGCGTACATCGGTGCGGCTTCGGGCGCGGTGAAGAATTATCTGAAGAGCGCTTCGCCCTACGAGGTGGATCGTGACAGCAACGACGATCCGATCCTTGATAGCTCGGGTGACTCGACTTACGTTGTCGACAGCTCGGGAGATAAGGTCGTCAAGTACGAAGTTCAGGCCGCCGTGCTCCTGATGCTCGGCTTCCTATACAAAGACCGTGACGAAAACCCGGATCAGGCATTTGCCCAAGGCTACTTGCCGAAGCCGGTCACCGCTTTGCTTTACCCTTTACGTGATCCCGCTCTGAGGTGATGGACCATGGCAGTAGGCGATTATTTCCGCAAAATATTTGGCGGCCCTCTCCGAAAAGAAACGGATATGGGGGACGGCAGCCATGCTGAACGCGTAGTGGCAGTGCCTCCCGCCGATATGGTTACGGGTACCCGACTGAACGTCGCCCTGGACGAGCCAATCGACGTTAACCTCCCGGCGGCGTTGATTAACGCTAATCGGCTCAAGGTTGAAGTAGACGACCCGATTGATGTAGTTCTACCAGCATCGTTAATTAGCTCGAACCGTCTCAAGGTAGAAGTCGATGATCCGATCGATGTGAACTTACCAGCCGCGTTGATTACCGGCGGAGGTATCGGCGGCATCAGTCCGCGGTTCCGAGTCGATGTAGGGCAGACAGGTTTCTTCGCCCGGCGCACCTGGTCGCTGAACTACGAGTTTGCATCCGCTAACCCGATTGCGGCGACGCCACTGGTATTCCGCTTTATCCTCCCGGTGAACTTCATTATCAATGCGCATTCCCTGAGCATCGACCAAGGGGGCCTGACCCTGCGGACCTATTCGTCCGCGCAGGGCGTCGCAGGCGGAACTTTCGGAACTACGCATACCCCTTCATCTGAGAACAGCATGACAGAAGTGGCCGCGTACACTTTCCAGAGCCAGATCGCTTCGGGCGGCACGTTCACACCGAACGCCGGTCAAGTTCCTCTAACCCCGTTGCGGGTCAGGACAGCCGGTGCTACCGCACAACAGTCCAGCGTGGGCGCCGAGGCCGTATCTGAGAAGGGTCGAGCAGCCGGAACTTACTACGCGGTCCTGTCACGCATGACGGGCGTCAGCGGGGATTGTACTGGGGTGTATTCAATCGTAATCGAGGAACGCCCATGAGCCGCGCAGGTCAGTACCGCCACCGGGTAGATATCCAGGACTTCACCGAAGTGCGAGACCCGGACACCGGCGGCTTCACTGAGGCTTGGGTAACGGTCTTTGCCAATGTGCCAGCGCGTATCGCTCCGGCCAGTGGTAAAGAGTTCATGGCCGCGCAGGCGATTCAATCCGAGATCGAAGCGCGTATCGTCGTTCGCTACCGCCCGGGGCTCAAGCCGCGGCAACGCGTCTTACATAACGGCGACATCTACAACGCTTACGCGTGGCTGCCGGATCCAGAAAGCGGGCGCGATTTTGTCAGTGCACCCTGCTCCCGTGGCGTCAATGAAGGCTAACGTCTTCGTCTGCATCGCCTCCGGCCCAAGCCTCAACGCGCGCGACTGCGAACTGGTCCGCACGTCAGGCCTTCCTACAATCGCTGTGAACAACTCCTGGCAGCTAGCCCCATGGTGCGATCACCTTTACGCGGGTGATCTCGCATGGTGGGATGCGAACGTGGCCGAAGTGCCATCCGGCCCTAAGCGGTGGAGCTGCACGCGCCAGGCAGTGGCGAAGCATGGGTTGAACTACGACGAAAGGTACGGTGAGTACAACAGCGGGTTACGCGCGATCGAACTGGCCTTCAAGCTCGGTGCAGAACGCGTCCTGCTTCTTGGGTACGATTGCACGGTGCAAGGCGGTACGCACTGGCACGGCGACCACGCGGACACGAAGAATCCCGACGAGACCCGCTGCCGGAAATGGGCTCAGCAACACGCCCGGCTTGATAGAAAAGCTGACGTCGTGAATTGTTCGCGCGACACAGCGCTCGAAGCATATCGCTTAGGGCATCTTGAAACAGAGTTGCAAAAGGTTGTTGACACTTGTGATCCGACTGACTAAAGTTCGGGTCGTAGGGAAGACAAAGAGGACGAGCCATGATGCTATTTTTACTCGCCCTCTGCTTCGTGAAAGCTTTGCCAGAGGCTTTCAATTTGATGAAGTCTGCGGTAATACCGCGAACCGATTCAGCGCTCTCGGGCGCAGAGGTAAGCGCAGGCCATTGGAGCCTGTATGCTTAGCGATCTGGCAACGATCAACCAGCGCCAAGGACTGGGAGCCCCCGGTCGAAGACCGCGAAAGCATGGCAAGTCTAGAGAAGTTTGCCCGTCGCTGCCCGCACATGCGGAATAGTTGCACCAGATGTATCGCTTGGGCTTAACAGAGATGTCCAAACCGAAAGGCGTTCGATATCCACGGCCACCTAGGCAAGCGATACATCTGGTGCAATTGAATGACAGGCGGTTGGTTAACGGCAACGAGATTTCGTTGCACCTTCAAATTCCCGTGCGTACCCTCACTTAACCCTGCTTCGGCGGGGTTCTTTTTGGACATAAGTGCATGATAATTCATGGAATGTTGGGTTTGGGCGACGGATTGTATCAGCGCGCCTTCATCAAGCAGATGCCGAAACCGCTGTACCTATCGACCCCCTGGCCGATCCTCTACTCCGATATCCCCGGTGTGCAGTTCATCCGCCCGCAAACCAATCTGCGCACCCAAGCGAAGAACATCGCGCGCCACGCCGATTGGGTAATGCCTCCCGGGCGTCAACCGACTCGCCAGATCCGCTATGGCGCCGAGGGAATTATTCAGGGGATGACTGCTTGCTTCGGCATAATGCCGGGCGAGTTCGACCTACCGCCACTGCCGCCTTCCCCCGAAACTGTTCCATACGTCGTCGTGCGTCCAGCCACGGTGCGAAGCGAGTGGCGTGCTGATACGCGCAACCCTGATACCGCGTACATTTACACGGCAGCATGGCTGGCAATCCAACGCGGGTACAAAGTTATCAGCGTGGCCGATCTCCAAGACGATGCCGAATGGGCTGTCGATCATCTGCCCCCGGCAGACGTTCAGTATCACAAAGGCGAACTGCCAGTCGAACAGCTACTGGCCCTCGTGAAGGGTGCCGCCGCCGTGATAGGCGGTATCGGCTGGCTCGTGCCGGCGGCGCTGTCGGCCAAGGTTCCCGCATGGATAATCTGCGGCGGCCAGGGAGGCTTCAACGCGCCGGAGCTAATTTGCCCGACCGGTAGTACAATCACCTTCGCCGTGCCGGACAACTTTTGCCGGTGCAAATTAAAGCAGCACAACTGCGACAAGAGGATTTCCGATTATGACGCAAAGCTTGCCCAGTGGGCTGACCGACACCTTGCTGTGGTCTGAAGAGAAGGGCCAGGGTTTTCACACTCGGCCGGCTATGCGATACGAAGGCCAGTATTTCGCGCACTACCAGAAGCTTGATGCAACACCGATGGGTGGTCTGCTGACCAAAGCGCGCTTGGAACTGGTCGAGAAGTACACCAAAGCTAGCCAGGGTATCGACATCGGCATTGGTGGAGGGCGCTACGTCAAAGAGTCGTGGGGTAATGGGTACGATGTCTGTGAAGACGCTGTGAAGTGGCTCCAGAGCATTTACTCCTACGCCGACCCATACGCCGCGCCGGTAAACCATGTCACATGCTGGGATAGCCTCGAGCACATCCCTGAGCCCGAGAAGCTTCTCGCCCAGGTCACGGGCTGGCTCTTTGTCTCGATGCCGATCTACGACAACCTGGCCGACGTGCTGCAGTCCAAGCACTACAAACCAGGAGAGCATTTGCACTACTGGACCCTACAGGGCTTCGTCGATTGGTGCTCCGCGCAAGGCTTCGAATGTATGGAAATCAACCACGCGGAATCGGAAATCGGCCGCGAAGGCATCACGTCCTTTGCGTTTAAACGGTTATCCTGATAACCTTTATTGAGCCTGCAACGGCGCATGATTACTGACACGTGAGACGAATCGGGAACCCGGGTCGCGCCCGGCAGTAGGAAGAAACGTCAAAAAGCCTAATGGATCATGTCAGCCCTGACCTAAAAACTCAGGGCTTTTTCTTGCCTGTGATAAACTCCGCCCAAACCGAGGGCGAGCACATGGCCGACTGGATCACATATAAGCTGAAAGGGGCTGACGAGCTGTCGAGGATCTTTAAGACCTTGCCGCAGGAGTTGCAGCGCCAGGTCGTGATCCCGGCGGCGAAAGATGCCATGGACGTCGTGCTGAAAGACGCTATCCAACGCGCCTCGGCAATCGATGATCCGTCGACCATTCCGGACATTTCGAAGAACATCGCGCTCGTCGAAGACAAGGCGTATTTCGCGGAGACCGGTTCGACCAAAATCTCTGTCGGCGTGCGTAAGACAAAACGCGGACAGCGCGGTGGCAATACCTATTATTGGTGGTGGGTCGAACTCGGGACATCGAAGAATCGCGCGCAACCCTTTATGCGAAACGCTCTCGGCCAAAACCAGCAAGCCGTGTTCCAAGAGTTCCTTTCAAGTGCCAAGTATCAATTGATCAAATTGGGGCTCAACTGATGGACGTACCTTTCTACATCACATGTAAGGCTGATCCGGCCGTACTCGCGCTCCTAGGCTCCCCGGAACCACGGATCTATCCGTTTGGGACTGCGCCGCAGGATGTGACAAAGCCCTACGCGGTGTATCAGTGGGTCGGCGGCAATCCTTACAACATGCTGAACTGTCGACCCGACGCTGATCAGATCAGTTTGCAGGTTGATGTGTACGCGCCTACGCAATCAAAAAGCACTGAGATTGCGAAAGCCCTCCGATACGCAGTAGAGCTGCAGAGCTACCTCACATTTTATGCGGGGGATATGCGAGACGAGCCTACTAAACTGTACCGGACGAGCTTCCAGTTAGACTGGTTGGTGAATCGCTGATACGCATGGTATGCTCTCGCCGTCAACACCCACTTCCACGAGGCTCTACCAATGACCATCAAGGCCCAGGGCACAGACCTGTTTGCCATTGACCCCGCAACAGGCACTCTGTTGGACGTGGGTTGCATTACCTCCATCGACGGTATCGACACCGCGATCGATCAGATTGAGACTACCTGTCTCAACAACCTGACTCGCACCTACGAAGCTGGCCTGGCCACTCCGGGTGCCGCGACTTTCGGTCTGCAGTTCGATCCGTCTGTTCCCGCGCATATCCGTTTGCACCAGCTGAAAACGGCTGGCACTACTTTGCAGTGGGTAATCGGTTTCTCTGACGGCACCGTTAACCCGACCGTTGGCGTCGATAGCTCGGGCGATGACGAATTCGTTCTGTCTCCTACCCGAAGCTGGCTGTCGTTCGAGGGCTACATGAACAGCTATCCGTTCACCTTCGGCTTGAACACTATGGTCACCTCGACCGTTGGTATCCAAGTGTCGGGCGAACCGATCCTCATTCCTAAGTCGTCGAGCTAATCCATGGCCTTGAATCTTAAAGACCTCGTTGCACAGGGCGCTTTCGTTAGCGCCTCGCAGCCGACTGTCAAGCGCGAAATCGTTTGGCATAATACGGAAGGCGAAGAGCAGAAGGCAGATATTTGGGTCCGGTTGGCGTCGTATCACACGATCACCAATACCTGGAAAGCTGCGGAGGGTAACCAAGAGCACCTGGCCGCTCGGATCTCGACCATGGTCTGCGACGAAGAAGGGGCACCGGTCTTCACCACAGCTGACGTACTCGGCACCGCCGATCCTTCCCGCGGTCCCATCTGCGATACGTTGTTCCTCGCACTGATCACTGCGGTGAATGATGTGAACTCGGGAAAGAAGAGCCCCCAGAAGACTTCTGGTTCGAAATAGTTCTTAACGGTATCGGCGGTCGCACGATCGCCGAAGCCCAGCAGAACTTATCGTTGGTCGAGGCGCGGCAATGGGCTAGATACATTAAGCGCCACGGGGGCTTGGACATAGCTGAACGTGTTGAACAGTCCGCCGCGCTGATCTGTAGCACCCTGGCGATACTGAACGGCAACAAGAATTCGAAAGTCGCGGACTTCATCCCGAACAGGGAATCTGACGACGAACTGAAACTGGCTACACCGCAAGACTTCTTGCGCGTGCTGCAAGCATCTAGGAAGCCCTAGCTATGGCGGTCGGCTCACTCGGGCAACTCACAGTCGACCTGGTCGCGAACACCGCCGGTTTTGAACGCGGTATGAATCAGGCCGAACGCGCTTTGGCTTCGGCCACGCGTGAAGCCAAGAAGCAGGGTGATGCTCTCGATCGTTTGGTCGGTCAAATCGACCCGACCATTGCCGCCTACTCCCGCCTCGACAAGATGGAGCAACAGCTCAAGGCGCACCGTGACGCCGGCCGCCTTCCTACCGACGATTACAATGTCTACCTGAAGAAGCTTAGCGAGACGAGGGACTCCCTGGCAAAAACGGATGCCGCGTTAGGAAAAAATGGGCAAACCGCTAAACAACTCGCAAACAATCTGCGCGGCGTACCAGCTCAGTTCACTGACATTGCGGTTTCTCTACAGGCCGGGCAAGCTCCTCTCACCGTGCTCCTACAACAAGGCGGCCAGCTCAAAGATATGTTTGGGGGTATAGGCCCCGCAGCAGCCGCACTCGGCGGTTACATCGTCGGCCTGATCAATCCTTTCACTGTCCTAGCCGCTACGCTTGGTACGATCACAGCGCTTTTTGTCGACGCTGAGAAAGAAGCGAGCGCGTTCAACAAAGCACTATTTAGCGGTTCGGCCAGTTCGGGGCAGACATCGTCCTCCCTAGCCGCATTGTCCGAGGATGCGTCAACTCTGACCGGCAGGCTCGGCGAAGCCCGCAAAGCGGTAACCGCATTGGCGGCCGCTAGCGGACTGAGTGAAACTCAATTTCGTAATTTGGCGATTGCGGCGACGGCTATCGGAGAATTCTCCGACAAGAGCGCTGCCGACGTGGCTAAGTCTCTCGGGGATTTAGGCGATAACGCCACAAAAGCCGCGCAGAAAATCAGCGCTCAGTACGGCTTGATCACCAATGAGCAGTACGAAGTAATAAAGGCCCTAGATCTGCAGGGCAAGAAGCAGGAAGCCCTAGACGTCCTCAGCGCCACCCTGGCCGAGAATGCACAGACGAGGCTGAAGACCTATCGGAATTCGCTATCCGATATCGAGAAGGATTGGGATGCCATCGGAACGGCTATCAGTAACGCTTATAGTCGAGTACGCGGCGAACTTTTCCCTGATGCAGCCAAGCAGATAGAAATCCTAGAGCGTGTCCTGAAAACCCGCAAAGAAGGTGGGATTTCAGGCGCTATATCCTCAGGCTTAGCCGGGGTTGCTGGCGCTCTAGGTTTGGCGGACGAATCAACGGAGGCCTTGGAGAAGCAAGTAGCTCTGCTAAAGCAGGGGGAGACTTCCAAGAAGACAGCGGCGGAGCTAGATAGCCAAGCGATACGTGATAGTCAGGCTCTAATCAAAGCGGATGCCGAACGCTCTAAGATAAAGACTCCTAAGGCTAAAGCCTTCCAAGAAGACGCCGGCCAGAAAATGCTCGACAGTCTGCGTCAGCAGGCCGCCGCGCTCCAGATGCAATCGGAATCGACCGAGAAGCTCGGCGTTCAGGCGCAGGCCTTGGCACGCTTCGAACAACAGATCGCCGACATCAAGTCAAAAGACATTCAGACCGCTGACCAGAAGTCTTTGCTCGCCAGTGAAGCGCTGATCACCGCACAGCTGAAACGCAACGTCGCACTTGAACAAGAAGTGGCCGCACGGAAACAGGCGACCGCCGAAGCCGGTAAGCTCGCTGCGTTTCAAGAGAACCAAGCGTCTAAGCTGAACACGGCGCAGGAAGGCTTGAACTCCTCGCTGACCGGCTTAGGTCAAGGCGAAAAGCTTCGGGAGCGGCTGAAAGAAGACTTGCAGATTAGGAAGGAATATCAATCCGAAGTCGACAAGCTGAACAAGCAATTGAACACCGGGCAGATCAGTGAAGACCTCTACACACAAGAGACCGCGATCCTCGAGGAAAACCTCGCCTCCCGCCTCGTGATGCAACAGGATTACTACAACCAGGTTGACGAAGCGCAGGGTTCGTTCTTCCTCGGCGCCTCCGAAGGATGGGCGAACTGGGCCGAGGAAGCGACGAACTTCAGCGCGCAAGCCGCCGAGATGGTAACTGGCACCTTGGATACGCTGAGCAGCGGACTCGCGGATAGCTTCATGTCGATTCTCGATGGCACGAAGACTGTAGGCGAAGCGTTCGCGGATCTCGGTAGGACCATGGTGCAGGCCGTCGTCGGCGCCTTGGTCAAGATGGCGGCGCAATGGCTCGTGTATCAAGCTGTGCAACTCCTGGTCGGCTCCACGTCCTCGGCCGCGGCCATCGCGCAGGCCGGGATCACCGGCACTGCCATTGCTACCGCCTACGCGCCTGCTGCGGCTCTCGCTTCACTGGCGTCCTTCGGATCCAATGCTATCGCGGCCACGGGTGCGATCCTCTCTACCACTGCTGTGGCGGAAGGTGTGGCACTGGCCGGCATGGCGCACGATGGTATTGACTCCGTGCCTCAGACCGGCACATGGCTGCTTCAAAAAGGCGAGCGCGTTACCACAGCACAGACTAGCGCCAAACTGGACAAAACGCTTAATGAGGTAGGTAAGAGTGCTGATAATGGTAAAGGAGGCGCCACTACCGTAAACTTGATCGAAGACGCCTCCCGCGCGGGGCAAACACGTACTCGACTGGATGATGACGGTATGTCAGAAGTCACGGATGTTTTCGTATCTCAGATCTTCGGTGACGGCCCTGTCGGGGAGGCCATTCAGCAGCGCTTCGGTCTACGGGGTCGCGGACAATGATCCCGTCTTACCCAACAGGGCTACCCTACCCCCTACGCGAAGGGTACGGCCTTGATAAGATAAATAGAATTCGCACCACAGGCATGGATGTCGGCCGAGCCGTACAGCGATGGGAATTTGACGATGCGCCAGCGTTCCCATCAGTAACCTGGATTTTGTCAGAGGTTGAATCCCGGGTGCTCAATGCCTGGGTTAATCAAGTCGCGAAAGCAGGATGGTTTAACATACCTCTGCTCAGCGATATGGGTTTCGAAACAGTCACAGCGCGTTTCGTGGAAACACCGAAGCGAGCGGAGTTGGTAGGACGCTATTCTTGGAAGTACGCTGCCACTCTAGAAATTGAGTTTGAGCCAATGCTCGACGAAGGATGGGCTGAAATTCTACCGGAGTATGTCCTTCTTGCTGATATATTCGATTACATCCCTAACCGAGAATGGCCGACCAGTCAGTTTGGAGAACAGGCGGAAATACTCGACGTGACCATAAACGTTCAATGGCCGGAATGATGACATGACCTTTTCTACCGGAAACCCGGTCCCCTCTGCCGATTTCAGAGACTTGTCCGATAATTCGGAGGCCATGGACAGCGCGATGAATTCGGCCTCGCCTACGTTTAACGATCGTCTAGGCGTAGCCAGGGTCTCGTACAATGGATTCCAAGCCGCATTTAACACCAATGAGGCCGCACGCCAAGCAACGTTCGACGCGGGGGAAGCAACCCGCGCAGCGTTTACCGCGAACCTAGCGAACAACTCGGACCCGGCGAAGGGAGCCGCCTTGGTCGGCTATAGCGGTACTACCGTGAAAGCCAAGCTTGACGGTCTAACCGCAGCGTCAACCCCAACGTTTACAGCCGTGGCTGTACAGGGGGTTAAATTTCCTGCTGTACAGGTGCCTTCTGCCGACCCTAACACCTTGGACGATTACGAGGAGGGGACGTGGACGCCGACCTTTACTTTCACCTCCCCCGGCAACTTGACGGTTGTCTATAGCTCCAGACTGGCAACGTATACCAAGATCGGCCGCCAGGTTTTAATGGATTTTGACGTCCAGACATCTACCTTTACCCATACGACCGCGTCGGGCTCGGCACGAATTACGGGGCAGCCGTTTAATAACGCAACGCCTTTGCCTGAACCCATAGGACGCCTTGCGCACGGGCCAATTACGGTATCGGCCGGATATAACAGTATCCAGCCGATTGCGGTAGCCACAGTCCCCCAACTCGGTTTTATAGCCTCAAATCCGGCAGGCGCAGCGAGTACCCTAACGTTTTCTAACTTCCCTACCGGGACTCAATTAGTGCTGAAAGGCTCTATAACTTGCAGGGTTGATTGATCATGATCGAACATCAAACCGTACTAGACCAAATAGAAATCACTCGCCATGATCATGTTGGCATCCGCATCGCGTTGCTTCTGGTAGAGGATGGAAAGGAAATCGACTGCAAATGGCATCGAACGTCTCTGACAACGGATTCTGATCCTATTTTGCAAATGATGGCAGTAAACAGTGATCTGCAAGAAATGGACCCGCCTAGAGCGCCTTTGCCGGATACTGACCTGCAGAAGATTCGTGCGCATTTTGATTTGTTCAAGGCGGTGAACAATGTCTAACACCTACGACACTTCGGCGTATCCGCTAGGGTCTACCGCTGTAAAGGTGTTGTACAACAACGCCTCTAATGTTGATGACTTCGTTAACGGTCAGCAGCTCGCGTACCCTGATCGGTTCAACGTGGGCCGTATGTCATGGGCCGGTATGGAGGCTGGGTTTCAGACTTCTATAGCCGGATGGCAAACAAGTTTTAACCAGTTCCTATCGAGTTCCGGTTATGAAACACCGGTCGACTACGCCGCAGGCATTCTCGTTCAACGTCCTACGCAGATCCTTCGCTATCTCGGTGAGCTGTACAGGGCGAAAGACACCGCGCTACCGTTCACCACGACAGTATGGGCAACTGACTCCGCGAAGCTGATTGCAACGGGTGATAGCGTTTTACGCCAACAGCTCGCGGCCGGTACGGGCTTCTTGGTTGACAGCAGCGTCATCGGCTACAACGGCGGCTCTCTGTCCGTAGCATTCGGCAAGACCATCAGGCCGGAACAGTATGGTGCGCCAGGCGCGGTCGGAGTCGGCAATGCTGTAGCTGATACAGCGGCATGGGTAGCGTGCGCGGTGGCATTGGTTGACGGTGGCACAGTGCGCGCTGAAGGTACGTATCTGATTAACGGCAGCTCTGTGATTTTCCCGTCACGCCGTAACTGCACGCTCGACCTTCGCGGCGCCAAGTTCACCCAGCAGACAAATTTCTCCAAGACGCTGCGGATCAACACACCGTTGGGTCAATGGAATATCATCGGCGGCGAATTCGTTGGACGTGGTGGCGCTGCCGGTGAATATAACGGTGCGTCGTCCAGCTACAACGGCGTCGCAGCGATCTACGTTGATGACGGCGACGCGGTGACGTTCCGTGGCCAAGTCGGTACGCAGCACGCAGGCGGTTTCATCGCGTGCTTCGGTGTTAAGACGCTGAAGTTTTACGACATTGATGACACGGGTATCGGGGCCCCATATATCGACCCTGTAGGGCACGGCGACCAGGGCAACGGTTCCGACTTCAGCATCATGTGTCAGCCTAAAGATAATTCGCTAGGGTGGATCTACGACTACACCTTCAGTAATTGCAAGCTGCGTCAACATGCGTTCGGAGTGCAGGCTGTACAGACCCGTTCGTGCCGCTGGGAAGACATGGAAGTTGGCCCGTGCCCTGGTCAGCACGGACTGTACGGGATCGAACTGGACGGCCTCACGGTGTCCGGTACTAACCGGTTCATCGAATGCTTCCAGTTCGGCATGAAAAATCAGTACGAAAACTATTCCGGTTTTTACATCGGGGCTATATGGACCCCTAGCACTTCGTACGCTGTCGGCGACGTGGTCCGCGCCTTCAGCAACTCGTACATCTGCGCTATCGCCCACGTGTCACCAGCTTCGTTTGTGCAGTCGCCGAACTGGACGGTCAACCCACTGACCTACCGAACTGGAACGAACATCGGCGGTGCCCTGGAGTTCATCCGATGCGGTTATGGTTTGGGGTTCGTTAGCTCTAGCTTGAGCGATGGACGTGAGATCTACACGAAGGGCGCCAAGATAGATGGCATTAAATTCACGAACACCGTGCACGCCGCGATGAACCTTGACCGCCTTGTTGACGCGGATATCTCTAACATAACTATCGATGGTTGCGAGTACGGTATATTCGGTCGCGATTTTTCTGGAACGATCCGGGATACGAACATCAAGACCGCAAGTAAAAATGGTGTGGCGATATCGCTTTATGACACGACGTTTTTAGATAACGTGCGCACGTTCAACTGCGGACTATCGGGTAGTGGTGATGATGGGAAAGCGCCGATTTTGATCTATGCGCCCGATCCGGCGACGATGATCCCAAGTCGGCCGGCTGCACGAGCTGTGTTTAGCAATCGATTGGGGTTCATATTCCCAACGGCCGACGCGGCTGGGTCGTTCCAATTGTTTGACGCTGATACGACCAACACATGGAATATCGAGAACTCTTACGGCACTACGACTACGAAGAAATTCCGCATCGACGGCACCGTAAATGTTCAGTTCCACAACTATTTCTCGCCGAATGGTTTCTTCAATACCGCGCAGAACGAACCAACCTTCAACCTGAGCAACTGGACGACCAATTTCAACTTCGACGCGAACGGCGTAGTCACTGATCAGATGGACGTGATCGCGACATTGATGTCAATACTCGGCTCTAAAAACGTCATTCGGAAAACTGGTTAATGAGTCAGATACTTGACGAAGTGAATGCGAGCGGCGGGAACGTCGCTTACATCCGCACCCTTGAACTTGTCTGTGACGCGTGGCCGGAACCTAAATACGTTTGTACAGGGTTCCGCGACCAGGTGTTGACCACGGAGGACAACCGCACTCTTACGTTCAAAGCGATCAACCTAGGAATCTCTTTGCCGACCAAAGATAACAAGGGGGCGCAGACTTTGAATTTCGCAACGGACAACACGACCGGTGAAGTGACGGACCTTGTTGACGCGGCCGTGGAGGCGAACGCTAGGGTGACGGCGATTTATCGAACGTACCTATCAACCCTGAAGACTGCCCCGTCTGAGCGGCCGTACCGCATGGTCGTCTTGGCTGGTGATCTGCAAGGCGTTATCGCTAATCTACAGTGCGGCTTTTTCAACATCCTGTTGAACGCGTATCCTCGGCGGTATTTGACGCCGGACTACGCACCAGGGTTGAGGTACTTGATTTGAATTGGGTTAATGATTACCTGAACTATGCGATTTACAAAGACGGCGGACGCGGCCCTGTGGAGTACGATTGCTGGGGCTTAGTGCGGGAGGCGCGGCACAAACATATGGGCCTGGCCGAACTCCCCGTATACGGGCAACTGCGGAATGACAACCCTCGGTCGTTTACGAGAGCGTACCGCAATGAGGCTGCCAAGCTAGACGAGTGTGATCCTTCACATGGCGCGATAGCAGCAGTTATGATCGGCGAGGTTTGCACTCACGTTGCCGTGGTCCTAGACGAAGGTTACGATGGGCTCTGGATTCTGGAAATCAACCCCGAGAAAGGGGCACGCCGCATGAGGCTAAATACTTGGCGGCAGGACCACACTAGGGTGACTTTTCACAATGATCGAAATCCATAGCAGCGTAATGTCCGGTGGCGCGGTAGAGCGTTACGCCGTGAGCACGCCCGTAACACTTTCTGAATGGCTATTTTCGAACGGTATCGACCCTACGGCGCACCTGGAAGGGCTACCGATGGCGGTATTCATCGACGGGGTACAGCGACTTCCCGGAACATGGTCCGAGTGCGTAGTTGATGCTGCGTCGAAGGTAGAGATCTACCGCGTACCCAAAGGTACAGATCCCTTCTCGATTACCTTCACGTTGATTTTTGCTGCGCAGGCTGCGCTCAAGGCTCTTATGCCTAAACTGCCGACGCAGACACCCCGCAGCAATAGTCGTCAAGGCCAAGGCCTGGATGAGGCGAACTCGAAGGGCAACAAAGTAAAGCTCAATTCAATCCGTACGCAATGCTTCGGGCGCAACCCTGCCCGGTACCCTGACTTCTTGACCCCGAGTCGACGGTATTTTGCTAGCCCGCGAGAGCAACGGATAGAAATGTGCTTGTTCGTTGGGGAAGGTTATTACGAAATACCGGTGAGTAAAATAAAGACAGGGCAGACCCCGCTTAATACTTTAGGCGACGGCGCGCGCTTCGCGATCTATCAGCCAGGGCAAAGCCTCGGCGCCGATCAGGCTCACTTGAATTGGTATCCGGCGCCTGAAGTCGGCCCAAGCTCAAGCGGCTCGCCAGGTCTGGAACTGACGGTTGGTTCTGATCTGACTACGGCAGTGAGCGCCAGCGTTATGACATTCTCCGCTAAAACTATCGCGATACCCTCCGGCTCTGGAAGCTTCCCGGCAGACTGGACTGTAAACCTGTTGCTGCGGATCGTGGCGCCGTACGCGTACACCGTTGCTGATGGAACAGGCACAGGAGGGCGTGACGTAATCACGGGTGACATCACACAGCTCGGCGTGCCTAACGGTGCGGTCATCGAGATTTACGGCGACAACGCCGGTACGTATGTCGTGTTCTCCCAAACGGCAACAACTCTACAATTGAACTATTTGGGCGGGGTCGCCGCGACGGGGCTGATAATCGGCAGCGTGACCATGGCTATAGGATATCCGGGGCAACGCTACCGAATAACAGCTATTGCGCCGCAATTGCTGACCGTGGATCGCTTACTGGAAAACGGTAGTATCGATGGCGTTTGGCCCGGATGGACGTCGCGATCGACAAGCCAAGGGCAGGTGCGTCTTGACGAATCGAACTTCACTGGGGGTTATCGCGGCGCGTTCCCTGCTTGCCCGGAAGGCGAATTAGTAACGCATATCGAATGGTCGGTACTCTTTACGACGCTAATCGGCATTGACCGAGAGGGCAATGAATACGGGATCGCCAGCTCCCACCAATTCGAATATCGCGATATGGCTATCGGCGGCACATGGACCGTGTTAACTAAAACCATGGTTAACAATTCCCTCGATTCTGTGGGATATACATTTCGCGAAACTATGCCCTACCCGATGCGTCCCGAATGCCGCATAAAGCGTTTGCCGCCGACAGCTGGACGACCGGAAGAGGCCAAGGATGACAGCCAGTGGTACAGCCTCTGCGGCCTTCTCAGCGGACAGTCGCCGACCAGTTACCCGGGCGCCACGACGATGACGGTTGATATCAGGGGTGGCGACCGGCTAAGCACGACCGCAGAAAACCTGATAGTCCTGGAATGCACCCGGATGCTGCCGGTGCTTCGCGGTGGGGTGTGGATGCCTATGCAAGCGACTCGAGAGATCTCCGCGACGCTCGGCTATATCGCTGAAGACGCGGGGTATTCGCGCACTGAGGACCTGGACTTGGTAGAACTTGATCGACTTGAATCGACCAGGTGGACTCCACGCGGCGAGTATTACGATAAGATCGTTACGGATCAGGACACCGTTAAGGGCTACCTGCTCGAAGCGCTCGTACCTGGGATGAGTGAGCTGACTATTAATCGCGGTGTAATAACCCCCGTTCGCGATGAAATACGCGGACAAAGCTTTGACCATGTGTATAACCCCCGGGTGATGCTGAAGCCGTTAAAACGTAGTTTCACCGGAACGGGACTACCGGATCAGTTTGACGGCGTAGACATTGAATACTTCGACCATATCACTCTGCAGAACGAAACGGTCCAGTGCCGTTTGCCCGGCGATGCCGGAGTTAGAGTAAAGAAGGAGAAGGTTGAGGGTATCGGCGATCGCACCCGAGCTTGGCGCTACGGAATGAGAGTACGGAGGGCCTACTTGTACCGCACGGGTTCGTACGAGTTCGAAACCGAACTGGCAGGCCTTAATAGCAGTTACATGTCATACGCCGCTTTAGGGGACTCGACGCCGAACCGTGGGCAGAACGCCGAGGTCGTGAGTTATTCAAACGCTGGTGCGATTGAATTAGGTGTTTCGGTAAACCTGGATTGGTCGAAGCCCGGAGTCCATAAAGTCATAGTGCGCCGCAAAGACGGGACAGCTTCGGGGCCGTATATCGCCACTCGTGTTAGTGACAGAGTCTTCACGATACCGACCCTTGACTTCGTGCCTGATCTTGAGTCAGCAGCGCAACGACCTATTATTCAGTTTGGACACGAAAGCCGATGGGTTTATCCGGCGCTGATCACCGAAGTAAAACCAAAAGGCACGCGTACTTGCAGTCTGTCAGCGGTGAACTACGACGAACGGATGTACCTGAGCGATGACGCATTTCCGCCGTAGTGGCACGCGCGTGATACACTGGCGGGCATCCAATTACCGACCCACAGGGGCGCTACGATGTTCGACCAGTGCAGCCGGGAACTCGCTTTAGTTTGTATGATTTTAGCCGCTGTAAACCCTTGGGCGGCGGCCGGTGCGGCCTTCGGTTGTTGCTTCTTCCTGGCTGCGCCGATGGTGACCGGAGGTTGGCAAAGGTTCAAGCTGATGCTCTTCTCTTTGGGTATTGGCTACGGCGGCGGGGTGTTCTTTTATGGCGGCGGCCCGCCGTGGAATGAGAAAGCAATGATGGTAAGTGCGGCACTCTCAGCGCTTGGAGCTGTCGTATTTACTGCGCTCTACTATGTTGTCGACCGTAATGGCCCTCTGCCAGAGTGGTTAGAGAATATCCTAGATCGCATTCCTCTATTCAAAAGGCGGGGCGACAACGATGGACTTTGAAGCGATGTTACTGGGCATGCGCGCCTTGGTCTACTTCCTGACGTTCCTGATCATCGCTTCATTCCAGCCCCGTGGCTGCCGGTGGCGCCCGGGCGTTTCCATCTTCGCCGTCGGTCTCGCCGGCTCCTCCCTCGCCTTCGCCGTCCTCATAGCCACCGACTGGCAGACCAACCGCTACGGGAATCCGCAGTGGGTGCCGACCATCTATAGTCTTTGCGTATTCGGCCTCGTCGCCCGGTGTCGAGGCAACCTGGCTAAGCTCCTCCCTCGTTTCAAGCATCGGACTCCCCTTCTATGACCCCTACCCAATTGGCGGAAGCCATGAGTATCCCTTTAATGCGCGCTCAGAAGTGGGCCGACGCGCTTACCGCGGCTATGGTCGGCGGACAGATCAATACCCGACTTCGCATCGCCGCATTCCTAGCGCAGATCGGCCACGAGAGCGGCTCACTGGTCTATGGCAAAGAGCTTGGCGGCCCAAGCTACTTCGCCAAGTACGACGGGCGCAAAGACCTTGGGAACGTTCAGCAGGGCGACGGAGCACGGTTTTGTGGTCGCGGGCTGATTCAAGTAACTGGCCGGGCTAACTACGGCCGCGCCAGTCAAGCGTTGTTCGGCGATGATCGACTGCTGAAGAACCCTGAGCTTTTGGAACAACCGGAGTGGGCGGCGAAGTCTGCCGTTTGGTTCTGGTCGTCGCGCAGCTTGAATAACTTGGCCGACGGCGGTCAGTTCACCGACTTGACGAAGAAAATTAACGTGGGCCTAAACGGTCAAGAAGATCGTCTATCTCGCTATTATCACGCGTTGAAGGTTCTGAAATGAACTCCGCCTACGGCTATGCCGCCGCGTTGCTGATCGGCGCCTGCTCCGCATGGTACGTCCAGGGTTTGCGTTGGGATAACGACGTGGCAGGGCTCGACATAATTTCCGCTACGGCAATCGCGGAAAACGTGGACGCGGTGAACCAACAGCTAATCGCGTCACGCGCACAGACGGAAGCCATCCGGGCGACGTTCATCGAGTACAAGGCAGGTAAAGAAAATGAGACGAGTGCTCTGGAGCGGGCTGTTGCTGATGGCACTAAGCGGCTGCGTATCAAAGCCAGTTGTCCAACAGTGCGCGCCGATGGAACCCTTCCCGGCGGAGCTGTCAGAGGAACCGCAGAGCTTACAGCCGAAGCTCGACGCGCTTATTGGGATCTGCGAAGAGGACTCGACCGGCAGTTTGCCGAGTTGCAGTTCTGCCGGTCGGAATTGAGGAAGCGATCAGCTCGGTAGAGAGGCCCATCCGAAAGGGTCGATACTTGATGTGGATTGCGTTCGACTATTTCCGCACCACTCGACCCATTTACCTTCGTGGAATCGGCACTCTTGCCACTTTGTTCCGCAAGGTGTATATCGGCCTACCCCGCTTGAGTAACCCCACATCTGACACTTGATCAGGATTCGCGTGCCGTCTCTCGGAGCGGTGCTCATATCTAGCATTTCACTCACAATAATACTCCTCTTCCTCAGTTGCATTTTGCGCAGCGGCTGTCGCCTGGCAGATAACCTGGGCGTCCTGCATGAAGTACGCGGCCACTGGCACCGGGCCGTTTGCGGTTAACATGTAGAGCATGGCTAGGATTTTCATTCGGAGCCCCTCAAGGCTGGTAGGTTTTGAAGCCGTACTGCTGCGCGGCTCCTTTGACTTTGTCGTCAAGCCATCCGGCCAGTTGGGGCGACAGCGACGCCGCCCATGCTTCTGCATCCGACGCGTTAGCAAAGCGGAATACGACCCAAATCTGATCGCCGATTGTCTGCGGAATCCATGCGTATTCGATAGCGTTCTTTGGCTCGAAAGGCTTAAGGATCGCTGCCGGCCGTTCGGTACACTCGTACAGGTCGATACGCAGAGCTTTTATAGCCGGATCTTCAATCCACGGAATGGCGTAGACCGGATCGGGTTTCGACGGCGGCAGTTCAGATTCCCACGCTGTCATGAGATCGTGTCGCGACAAGGCGATCAAGGTCAATTGATGCTCTTCGTACCACGCACAGGACCCCTGGCCGCGGAGCAAGACTGAATAACTAGTCTTACTTCCGAAACCGTATTTGTCGAAGTAGGAATACTGAACCAAAGCTTCCTGGCCCTTCGGGAAATGCGACATGCACTGTCCTAGATCGGCAGCGATTCGAACGTGATCCGCGCAATAAAAAGTCATAATCCTTCTCCTGAACTGGTTTAAGTAATGCAAGACTATACAAGATTCTTCTTGTAGTCAACTATTCCGCTTCACTCCTTTTCGCGGCCCGCACCATGCGAGCGCCGAAGAATTCGATTTTCTCAGCGTTGTATAACGCTTTGTTGTCGGCCTTTACCGCGCCTCCCATACGACCAGTGCAGGTACGCCAGGTCGCTTTAAACGCTTCGCCTTCTGCGAAGGTCATGCCCAAGGCTTCGATAATGTCGATGCTCTCGGCGGTATACGGTTCGCCTTTGGAAATGGGGTCAGCGACGTGACATTTGTAGTAGTCCACGCTACCACCGGTTTTCTGTTGGGTCATACAAGTGGCTCCAATGTTGGATTTTTCAGATACTCAATAGCTCTTAACATCCGTTCTGGGTCGTCGCGAAACGATCCTAAGGCAGCGTTGCAGTGATGGCACAAGACGCCTCTAGGCTGCATGGTTTTGTGACAATGATCGGCGTGCACTGCGCGTCGCGGAATGGTGGTGAATTCGACCCGGCAAATGGCGCACTTGCCTCCTTGCATCTCTATACATTCTCGTTTCAGCTTGAGGGTGAACCCGATACGGTGCGGGTTAGAGCATTGGATTTTCTCGCGATTGTTATCCGCCCAATCCTTCATCGCCTGCTTAGCCCTTTCAGCATTCTTTGCCTTATACGCTTTCATCTCGGCTAAGCGCTTTTCTCGAGTTCGCTCGTTGTACGCTGCCTTTGTTATTTTCGTGCAGGCCGGACAGTTTCCGCCGTTGTACCTTTCACCCTCAAGCTCGGGGTGCATCGGGCAAACGCTTCCCCACATCATGCGGCGTTCCTCCCCGGCAGATAGCCTTTTTCCTTCATCGCCTCAAGGAGCACGTCCTGCACCTCGCGTTTGCTGTGCAGCCGCTCCAGTACCAGTTCGTCCACGGTATCCGCTGCCATGATCATGTGCATGAAGACGGGGCGTTTGAACCCGGCCTGCAACTGGCGGGTAGGCCCGATGCGTTCGATGAACTGTAGGTAGTTCTCCAGCGACCAGCTATAACCGAAGAACGCCATGATATTGGTGTGGTACTGCAAACCGTCCACGCCGTGGCCCATCGACGCAGGATGGCCGAACCATACGCGTCCTTCGCCCGCCTGAGCCCGTTCCAGTCCACCTTTGGCCGATAGGTCTATGCCGTCCGGGAAACGCTTCTTGAGGCGCGCCAGGTCGCTTTTAAAGTGATAGGCCGTCAAGACCGGCATGCCTGCAGCTTCCTCGATGATCTCCTCCAGCGCGTCCAGCTTCTCGTCGTGGATCTTTTCCCACTGCTCGCCGCCTTCCAGGTAGGCAGCGCCGTTCGCGATCTGCAAAAGCTTCATCGACTTGGCCGCCGCGTTCAGCGCTTCGATCTGCTGACCTCCTTCCAGCTCCATGAAGAACTGCTTCTCCATCTGTTTGTACATGACCTTCGCAGACGCCGGCAGCTCGACCATGATACGGTTGATGATCGGATCTTCCAGGGCGAACCAGTCTGCCGCGTCGATCGTAATGCACACGTCTTTAAGCGCTGCCTGGATCTCGCCTTGCGCTTGATCAGTTGCCTCTACGCCGAACCCGGTATGCGAAGCGCGAAACCATCGCTGCTTAAAGGCGTCGAAGGTTCGGCCAAGGCGATCGCCCTTGTCCACGAACCACATTTGCCCCCACAGATCCTGTAAGCCGTTAGGACTGGGCGTACCCGTCAACAGGATGATGCGTTTGATCTTGGTATGCGCTACCCGTGCGAGTGCCTTAGCGCGCTGCGTGCCTTGTCGTAGGCGGAAGCCCTTCAACTTGGTCGCCTCATCCGCTACTACGGTCTTGAAAGGCCAGCGGTCGCCCAACTCTTCGACCAGCCACGGAAGTTGTTCGAAGTTGGTCGTGTAGATGTCCGCAGGAATGCGTAACGCGGCGCGGCGTTCCTTCAGCGTGCCGGTAACGACAACGACGCGCAGGTGCTTTAGGTGGTTCCACTTGCGCACCTCATTCGGCCAGGTGGTTCGTGCGACACGGAGCGGCGCCACGATCAACGCCGGGTACACGTCTTCAACGAAGGTCAGGTCTTCGAGTGCGGATAGTGTTGCCCCCGTCTTGCCGGTGCCAGGGCTAGACCAGACGGCACAACGCTTATTGCCAACTATGAAGCCGCCGATCAGTTCCTGATAGCGGCGTGGTATGAAGTCAATTGCCATCTAACACCTCGAAAGCGTCGACGGTGCATATGAACACGACGCGCAAGGCTTGCTCTTCGTTCATTTCGAACATGTGGCATTCATCCCGTGTCATTCCCATTTCTTTAGCAAGCCAGCGATACGCCGCGGATCTCGACATACCGCCGTTTCGCCACTTAGGATCGAAAGCTTTGTGCGCGGCCATTCTCGCTTTCGCAAGTGGGCTACCCGGTTCGGCTTTGGTGCCCATCAGCCGATCACCTCGAAATTATCGCCGCGCCAAACTGGCCGATCGTTCTGCAAACCCAAGATCAGCCAATCAACCTGCTGTGTACTGTCTAACCAGTACACGAGAGCGCCCGCAGCACGCCGACGCTCGTGGTCGCGCACCTGAGCTTCGGTAGGCTTTTTGCCGGTCGCTTTCAGCTCAACGAACAACACGCGCCCGCCGAACGTGATCATCCGATCGGGCACCGAACGACGCTGGGGGCTCGTAAACTTGTCGGCCAGGGCGCCAATCTCTTTGCAGCGCTTGACGAGGTACGCTTCGATATCGCGTTCTAGCATTTCAGAAATCCTCACAGCAATCCCAGTTTCTGGTTAGTTAGAGCGAATTCGCCGGCGGCCGCTACTGCCGCCTTGTCGTAGGCTCTAGCCGCGGCTTCAGCGGTATCGAAAAGACCGAGGTGTATTTTCCTGCCCGAGGCCTTCAAGCTCGCTTGGAATTTGCCCTTCGCACGGTGGTAGCAGACGCCTTTGAACCCCGAAGTGTTATTACGCATACGCGGGATATTGCGCTGATTCTGCGAACGGGTCGCCGGGCGAAGGTTGGTGAATTTATTGTTCTGCTTATCGCCATCGTGCGAAGGGCAAATTCCTTCGGTATCTCTCCGGTATGAAGGAAGTACGCCAGGCGATGCGCGCGTAGGATTTTACCGCCCAGTTTGACGCAGATGTAGTCGTCGCTGTCGCTGTTCACGCAGCCGGCGGTGTCTCCCGCCCGCGCGTTATATCCCCGCGTAACCAAGCGAGTAATCAATCCCGTCTCCGGATCGTACGAGAACAGAGAAGCGAGATATTCGCGAGTAAAGCCCTTAAGCGTCGGCGCCATTTTTGCTCTCCTTCTTAGCATCCCTGTACGCCTGCTGATAGATCCGCAGACATTCGACGCAGCGGTAGGACTTGATCCAGCGTTCGCCCTTTAGCTCAGGGTGCTTGGGGCACAGCTTTCCGAAATAAATCTGTTCGCGCATCTCAGTAAACCTATCTAGAAACCTTAGAATCTAGATAGTATTCCTAGATAGAACTCGCTGTCAACCTTTCCTATATCGTTTCGCTTCGAAGCCGGCGGCGGCGAGCGGTAAGCCTTCTGTCCAGTCGCAACCCGCGGACATCAATTCGGCCAGGTGTTCGTGCGTGTATTCGTCGGTGTCCGGCGCTTCGGTAATCAGTTCGTCATGCACCGACAGAACAATCATGTATCCCTCATCCTCGATTGGCTGCATGCGATACGCCAACACATCCCGGGAACTCGCTTGGCACACGTTCTCTGCGAGCTTTCCAGAATATGTGCGCAGCCGTTCCCATTTGCGGCTGTACTGGTTGATCCCCATGTACGTGATCTGTCCGTCGTCCTCGACGCGCGGCGACGGATAGCACAGATAGCGACCGCTCGGCAGCATTACCCGAAGCCAAGCACCGTCGCGGCGGATCTTGTGACGACGGCAGGTCAGCGTTTGACCGGGGTTGTTGATCGCGTTGCGGCAAGCGTTCTCCAGTTCCTTCCAGTAACTCACGGTCTGCGGATGGGCTTCGCGCCACAAACGCTTGAAGGCTTCACAGACGATAAACGCAGAATCGCTCAGCCCGTATTGGCTTTTCCCCTGGCCAAGTTGCCATTCGAGGAAGTCTTTAGCTTCGCGCAAGGTGCTGTCAGGTATCGCGTTGATCGCTTTATCGGCCATTGCTTCTAGGTCGATGTTGAACGCGAGCGAGAAGGTAATGAATGCACCAACGCCGCCGGCATAACCCAAGGCAAGTTCCATCGTTTTGCCGATCTGGCGCATGTCGCCGTCCACGGCGGCGGGATCAATGCCGAACGCCTTCGCATACGCCAGTTTGTAAAGGTCGAACCCGTTGCCGGCGTCAAAGTCGCGGAACGCTTGAAGCTTCCACTCTTCTCCTGCCAGCCACGCGAGCTTTCGCCCTTCGATATTACTAAGGTCGGCTACGACCAGCTTCTTGCCCTTGGGCGCGATCACACAGCCGCGCGTGGCGCTGCTACAGGCTTCCATAACAGTCGTCATACCAAATCCTCGGCATCCGCCTTCAAAGCTTCAATCCACAGTTCAATTTCTTTGTTCTTGATCGTAGGGCGCGCTAGGTTCTGAGGCTGCCATAGGCGACCAGCCCACCGGCCCGTGCGCAACGCGCCACAGAACGCAAGAAGCCCCCGCAGCCTACCGTCTGCGCTAACACCATTCAGAACGCGTTTGTATTTGCTGACCGACGTTTTGGAAGCCTGGAGCCGGACGGCCAGCAGTTCGCGCAACTCGAGAGGCAAATCCGGGTCGTCAATACGACGCTCCAAGGTGCTGATCTGCAGGTCGGGAAGCCCCACACCGTAAGCTTCGAGGATGTGTTCCAGCATCTTGTCGCGCTGATTGGCACTGGTCACGGCACCATCAGTCAAACGCGCTGCGTCGGCAGCGTGGATCTTCTGAGCGCGGTCTGAGGCCCGGATAGCGGCGTGCGCTAGGTCCAGGTCCATCAGCACACCACGCTCGTTGATCTTCTGGTCGAGGTGCCACAGTTCCAGTTCTGCGCCGCGGTAGTTCCACCGGGGCAACTTTTTGTAGATCTCGCGCATTGCCTCGATGTCAAGACCGCCGTAGTCGCGGAAGCGCTGCCACTCTACTGGATGAGTAATCTTCGTCGCACGACGAATCTTGCGCCCCTTCGGCTGCGGCTTGCAGAAAAGACTGATCCACGTTCTACCTTCCTTGTCTTTGGCTTTGTCCTGCGCGACTCCAAGAATAGTCCCAACGGTAGATAGGCTCCCGGGGAGTGAGTGGGCCATGGCGCAAACCATGGTGTCGAAGACTCGCTCGACGGGGATGTCGATTCCGGTGGCGTGTCGGATGACATTCCGATCAAACGCCGAATTGTGGATAACCACTTCATATTCTTCGTCCTCAAGCAAAGCGAGCAAGTCGCTAATGTCTTCATCCCCATCACGAATGATTACTTCCCCCTCGCCGACCGCCCACTGCCACATTATGATCTCGGCGCCTTCTGCATAACGGTGTGTCCCGTTGTTGAGGGGCGTTTCGCAGAAGGTTTCTGTATCAAGGAAAACGCATTTACTTAGGTCCATTCGTCTAGACCTGCGGCATCAACCACCTCTTGCAAGACGCAGGGGGCCCATTCGAGTTTGCGCAACTGGTTGATTAGCTCTAGACGGGAAGCGTTCCACGCGGCCTCCATAAGTTCTTCCTGAACCCAGCCTAACGACACCCCGCAGCGCTCGCCTAGGTCTTGCTGTTCTTCGAACCAGTCTTGGAATTTCCTTTTGTTACTCATTTCCCTTCTCCTAATTCATGCGCCGGGCGATACCCTTGATCAGCGCGGTGCGTTCCCAAGATACGTGGCGCGTTACGTCTTTCCACGATAGGCCCTGGCAGCGGAGTTCATACGCGAAGGCCAGGTCGGCCAGGGGGATCTCAGGACGGCCCCCGGCGTCAATGATGGTTGACATAGCGCTCCAACCTGGTCGGATCGATACTGGTCAATTTGCTGAGTTCTTTCCACGTCGCGCCGGCTGCTTTGAGCCGTTTCATACGTGATAGCTGATGATCGCTCAGCAGCTTCGGAGCGAAGCGCCCGCCGTCTGTGTAACGCTTCCAGTGCTTCTTGCCTGCTGCGGTAAGCTCTTTGCGCAATCGGTATGCGGTAGTGCAGAACTCGGCGGCTAGAGCGCCCCACGATTTGCCCTGCTTACGTTTATCCATCACGAGGTCCAGGTCTATGTTCATTCGCTTGCTCCCGATTCTTTGGGGTTGAGAGTTATTTCAATCTCAGCCCGAATATCGCCGGCCATGGCGTAATCACAGAGGTGATCTTGACGTCCTACCATCCGCACGACTGGCAAAGTGCGAACGAGAAGTCCGCAAAGGCTGGATATCCGCTGCTCAGCGTCGTCTAGGCGATCAACTAGGGCGCCGTTACCTTTGCGACTTCTCGCTAGCTCTTCCTGCAGCGCAGCAAGTTCAGCTTCATATTCAAATGCATTTTTCATAATCTATCCTGCCCATCCGCCCAATTGATTATCGCACCGGCGCAAAGGGATACGCCGGCAGAAACTACCAAAACGCCAATCACGAAATACCAAGTCAAGTTTGCTTCTCCATTCGTGCGCGATAAGCCTTGTTCCAGCCGTCAATCCAGCGCTTTAAAGAGTGCGGCGATTCCTCTTTATCGAAGGGGTTTTCTTCGCGCTGCAGGCCCTTCAGGAAGGCCGCGTAACCCTGCTCAAACGGCGTCATTGGTCACCTCAAAGTTCACTGGGCAGTACGGCGAATCGTAGTCCTCGCCGTACAGGAAGATCGGTTCACCGACGACGATGCGCCACGGGTGAACCCAGTTCACGAAGCCGTTAAAGAGTATCGGAGTCATGATGCTTAGCATTAGACACCTCGGCAGGAAGGCTGAACATATCGCCGGTCATGGGATCGACGATCAGGCCTGATACTACGCTGATGCAGAAGCCGACCCAGTACCAGCCCGTAGTGCGCGAGTCAAGTTCGGTAGTCTTGCCGTCCTCGTACTGCACCTGGTAGGTTTGACCGTCGAAGAACCCGGCCGCTGCGTCCAGCTTGATCTGGTCAGGCGTAGTGCCGGTGTGTACACGCTTACCGTCTTCATCGGTGATGCTGTAGCGCTGGCCGGACGGCTCCGACAGCACGCTCACGTCGGTAATGCGGTCGTTCATGATGGTAGAGCAGCCGGTGAGGCTGACGAGCAGTGCAGCGGCGATCAGAGCTTTCATTTTGATTCTCCTTAGCGATATACCCAGAATTTCTTTTGGAATCTCGCATGTGCGATAGCGTATTTAGGCGTACAGCCGAGCGCCCGAAGTTCTTTATAGACCTGAATGTTAAAAGTGATATTCATTTTGCCTCCTGCAGCATCAGGCAAGCTTCGAACAGCTCGAACAAGAAGGCGTCCATTTCGTGGCGGTGCGTATTCCCTGCTTCGGAGGGCGTGATGGCATCTATCTCGATGTCACCGTTGGAGACGTAATCGTTTATCGCGTCGAGGAACTGTTGCGCTGTCTCTTCGTTGATCTTCATTTCCCGTTACTCCCTGCGTTTGTTTTCGTTAAACCAAATGTACAACGCATTACTTGTATTGTCTTGCGTATCCCGACGAGCGGTCAACAAAAAGCCCGAGGTTAGTCGGGCCTTGATATTTTGCTGTCCGGGTCAGATCCGCATTGGCATGACGATGCAGTAGGCGTTCACGAGCGAAGGATGGTCCCCAGCTAGCCCGGCTTCGAAGCGCATAGCTTCGTTGGCACCGCGCAGGATGAGTTTCACGCCCCGGTATTTCTTGTTTGCCACTTTGGCGAGAGCTGCACACGCTTCTGCTACGTAGACCGCGTTAAAGCCAACAGATGTAACCGCCGTATCGCCAGGGTAGCTCTGCGCCGATTCAGGCCCTACACGACGCCAATCCGGGAATCGGCCTTCTGTACCCTGGATAGCGAAGACTTGCCCGGCCAGGGTGATTTCCGCCTTGTGCTGCTCAGGGAATGCCAGCTCTACGTCGCCGATAACTTTTGGCGCGGAGAGTAAAAGCTTAACCTGGGCGGTCGGCACTATAACGCAAACCGGCTTGCCAAAAAGCTTTTCACCATACTGCAATTGCGCTACAGCCATGCGATGACCGTCTGTGCCGACGATACTAAGCAAAACGCCGTCCCACTCCAGGAAAACACCGTTCAAGTAATAACGAATATCTTTCAGTGCTGCAGCGTGCGACACCATTTTCAATGCGGCGAGAAAATCAGCCTGCTTCATACTTTTCTCCTTGAAGCTGCCCGGCTTTCGCCGGGCGGTTGATTTATGCCAGGTCTTCCGCGTCAGCGCCTTCAGCAATTTCCTCGAAGTCGCTAGCATCAGCCGATGTGCCGCCACCGGAGAACGCTTCCCCGTCCTTGACGAACTGGATGCCCTGAAGCTGGGCGTTGACCTTCTTGCCGTACTGGTTGTCCTGCGCCCATACGTCGATAATCACGTTGACGTAGCAGCCGGAATACGGCTTACCATCGGCGGCGACCAGGGGGCTACGGTCACGATCGACCACGGTTGGGCGAACGGTGTTGTTGGCGTTGAAGAACAGATTTCCTTCGTAGCCGACGTAGGATGCTTTGCTATCGCCGTCGTGGATCAGCAGGTTGTCACCGGCCTTCAGCTCTTTACCGATCTGCGCCCACTTGGCGCCCCACTTGGCTTTGCCGACTTCTTCGATAACGGCTTTCAGCGCGGCGATGCCCGGGTGATCGGTCGGGAAGATGAACGCAGCGGCGAACTTACCGTCTTTGTTCGGTTCGAAGATGTCTGGGAATGCGATACGGGCGTTAGTGAAAGTGTGTTTCATGTGAATCTCCAGTCTATTTTGAGGGTTCTATTTCTGTTGGTTTTGGCTTACGCCGGGAAGTTTCGTGTAGCGTTGCCGTGCTTCACCTGAAGCACGAAGCTATGGCTTTCTTGGTGTACGTCGCGTCGGTGGAACGGGAGTGCTTTGTATTGTCGCTTGAACTGCGTGATCATGCGCTTAGCCGGACTGCTTTTCGCAGCAGCCGTAGTGCTCGGACCAAATAAACCCGGCTTGGGGTTCACTGGCTTTACATCGCTCAAGCCCATGCAGCGCACGGCGTAGCGGATACGTTTTGCGGATTTTGCGTTCATACCAAATCCTCAAAGTTATCGATTTCCGGTTCTTCCGCCGGCAGCTCTTCGAACTGCTCGGCAATTGCCAGGTTGAGCGCAGGGCGCTTGTCGCTGGCCGGTGCTACGGATGGCTTGCCATCGCTACGGCCAATCAATGGCTGCAGCTTGTTCCATTTGCGAGGGTTGGCTTCCTTCAAGACCTTCTCAGCCGTTGTGGGGCTGATCAGTTTGAAGTCGTACATTTGGTCGACCTTCAAGCGCATCGCTTTCAGCGCGGCTTCGGCTTCCTCCTCGCTGGTCCAGCTACGCGCGCCCTGCCGACCTTCGACCAGCTTGTACCGCGCATCAGTGAACTTGCCGGCCAGGAGGCGGCGCTCAACCTCGGCGCGTACCGCTTTGGCAAAGCCTTCGATCATGTCGGCAGCGTCCATCAGCGTCGCCAAGCGCTCATCTGATGCGCCCGGCAGCTTGGCTTCCGCCGCTTCGAGACTAGGGCGGATGTTCGGCTTCTTGACGGTGAAGTGTGGTTGCACTTCGTCAGCCGAGGAAATCATCCCCGGTTCGTACTCGTGGTAGGTGATCGCCGCGGGCTTAACGTCGAACGCTTGCGCCAAAAGCTTTTCGGCCTGCGGCATCTCGACTCTAATGAAGCCTTTATCGAGGTCGACAAACTCGCCGACGATCGTTTCAACGGTGAAGGCAGTACGCTCAGGGCAGGTAGCAGACTTCTTACAGAAGCGGCATTGCTTGTCGCCGGGTGTCGCGGTCAGCATCTCGCCGGGGGTGAAAGCAATCTCTTTAGACGCTTTGCGGATCAGCTCGATCCTCGCATCCAGTTCTGAACGCGTCAGAACGTGTTCGTCGAAATGCTTTAAGCGCGGTTGAACAATGTGCAGGTGGATCTGTTCTACTTCGCCTAGGAAATCGAATTCCTGCAAACCGGCATCGGTGTACATTTCCTGTTGCTCGTTATCGGCTGCATAGACCTGGACGCCCATTCCCCATTTGAGATCGATCGAATGCGCAATGGCGCCCTTGATGATCCAAACGTCAGTGGTACCTGTGGCCGGCTCGACATCCTCCTCCGCGTAGAGGTCGCCATTGTCGAAGTCGACATATTGGCCGGCGTCATTCTTGAAACAGACCGCTCCCGTGACTTTTTGCCAGTGCTCGCCGGTGATGTGCGCAATGCTCAGCTTCTGCTCGGTGTAGATCGTCGCGCCATCGGCGACAGCCCGAACGTAATCCAAAGCCTTCTGCATTGGGCCGATCATGTCGAGCCCGACCGGGTATTGGCCGGAGGTATGGAACTCAGTTACGCCGTCTTTAACCTGGATGCGAAGACCCTGATAATCTTTCGCGTCCTTGTTTTCGAGAAGGCATTGCTCCATCAGGAAATGCGCTGCGGTGCCTTCATCCGCAAAGCTACTCGATCCGTCCGGTAGCCCGCGTTCCCGGTGCGGCTTAGCCAAGCAGCGAATTGCTGCCGGCATACCGCTAGGGCTTAAGAGTGCATGTGCGCCCATTATTCGAACCCCTTTTCCTCGGACACCTTGCTCAGCAGCTCAAGGAGTTCGAAGTTGGTCAAAGCGTTGATGTACCGTTTCGCGTAGTCGCCAGTCTCTATCTGCTCTTGGCTGGCGCCCGCTTCAACGTATTGGGTGATCTCTTCGAGAGGAGTCAAGGCTCAGGCCTCAAGCGCTTGGAGATCGGCGTAAACGGCTTCCAGCTTCACCTGGTCGTTCACGGTGCTGAAGTCGTCTTCCTTGTCCAGCAGCACTTTGAGGTTGGCGATACCGTGCTTGGCGTTCAGCGCCTTGATCGCGTCACGCTGCGTCGGGGCCAGCTTGAGCACCAGTGCGCGGACGGTTTCATAGGGAACGCCGAGAGTCGAAACGTCTTCGTCTTTCGGATCGGGCTTCTTACCTTCGACGACTGGATCAGGTTTCTTCTCTTCGACTTTGGTCACCGGCTTTTCAGTCTTCGGCTTGTCTTCCGCTTTCGGGGTACGGCCGGCCAGGGAGAGGGTCAGCAGCTTGACGGCTTCGGTGTTGGTGTTCAGCGCTTCGATATGGGCTTGGATCAGGGCTTCGATCGACATGTTGCAAGTTCCTTTTTGGTTAAGGTGTGCCGCAGATGGTAGAGAGCGGCACAAGGTATGTCAAGTAGTTTAGTTGCTAATACTTGTAGCTATTCGAGGTCGTAGTTGTTCTTTACGATCTCGCCGGACTCTAAATCGACGATTTGCCACCAGTTGGGATCGAGTCCTTCTGCGGATTCTTCCGCACTTTCAATTGAGTCGAACTGGCCCACTAAGTCGTCCCAGCCCCCGGCCGGGTAGTAGGTGTCGCCAGCAAAAAGTAAAAATCTGTTCATCGTCCTTCTCCTTTCCAGTCGTAGCAGTACCAACCGTTCGATGGGCTGGCGCTGCCTTTGCGGTGGGTGCCGTTGTCCCATGGAAAACCTGAGCAGCGGCAACCCATTCGTTTGTGTTCGTTGGTCTTTCGATATACGTCAACCCGGTACGTGCCGCCGCAGTCGCAATGAACGATCGGCTCTATGCCTTTTGCTCGTGCTTCCCGGCACGCTTTGCACTTGCAACCGTTGCGCATGTTCTCTGGTAGCTCGGCCATGGTTCGCCGGCCATCACATGATCTACACCGGCATGGAAAGCGGTTCATGCGATATGCCAGCTCGCGAAGCCGAGGAATATTACTGGGGCGGCAAAAGAGATCGAACTCTTCACGTAGCCGCGTCCGTATGCTTCGAAAGCTCCAAGCATCCAAAGCGCCGCCAAGAAAGCACAAACCTGGCTCATACGTCCTCCTTGATCAGTTCAGTGCGCAGGATGTGAACATCGCGCGGCGCGGTGAAATTCAGCTTTGCGTGGCCTTTGGCGAGGTCGACAACCTGGACGCTTACGCCTTCTGCGATTTGCAGTTCGTCACGGAAGCGAACTCGTTCTACTTGAAGGTTGGACAGCAGACGGAATTTGCAAAAGCCGCCGGTCACTTCCAGGATCTCGACGTACTCCGTCTTATCACCGATGATCAGGCGAACGGACTGGCCGGCTTTACGGGTCAACACGAGATTGGTCATACGTCTTCCTCGACGATTTCAAATTTGCGATAGCCGGCGTCGTATACCCGCTCGGCCGCCTCATACGCACCGTTGTCTGCCGAAGCATCCCAGCCAATCAAGTTTATTATGTCGTAAATGGCTTTTTGCTTAGACAGCGCTTCACTCTCGGCGGCGTATCCCGGAAGAGGATCAGCGTTTGCATCAAGCCAAGCCTGTTCCACCGAAGTTGCGACCCATTCGAAAGTGTCGTGCATCTGCCAAGTGCCTTCTACTTTGCGGTAGAAGTGTCCTGAATTACGGTGTGTAGCATCTTTCGGAATATTCATTTCGACATCACCTTTTTCATTACGCGGTCCGTTGTGTTCATTGCGTCGAGCATGTTGCAAAAGCGTTTGTCGTCCTTTACGCCGTTCGAGAGATCGTTCTCGTTGAGCGCATATCCGCTATCGGTGATCCAGTGCCCTGGGCGCCACGGCACCAGGTCTGATACGGGAGGCGTAAACATGGCGGTACTCCTTTATGCGAAATAGAAAGCGATCAGGATCAGCAGGAGGATGCTCAGGAACATGAAGTCGGCGTCGTCCATGCTAGGTCTCCTGTTTTGGGATGAGCGCGTTGACAGCGAGTCGGATGGACATGCTAGTCAAGCCGCCACGTTCAAGGTCTAGGTTTTCCGCTTCGTCAGATAGCAGGAGAACCATTTCGTCGCGCCCTGGTACACATAGTTCTATGCTCAAGCGCTCGCACGCTTCCAGCGACTCGGCCAGGGTCAGTAACGCTTCAGCCTGTGCGCGGGTGATCATGCTTCAGTACCTCCGAAAAGATGGAACACTAGGGCGCCACCGGCCAATTGGAAGGTTCCTATGAATGGCGCGCTTGCCGCGAAGGGTGGAAGGTAGTTACCGGTTCCGGCTATCCCGAACTTGTAAAGTACTTTCGGCGCTTCCGCATCTACCCTCGCCCACAACTGGACGTCTTGGCCCTGCAACTGGACGCTAAGGAATTCGGCACCTTTGGGTGCTAGGAGCGTGAACTCCTCGCCGTTTCCGATGCGATACTTGTAGACGACTTTCACGGCTTGCGTACTCCTAGCAGTTGTTCGGGGACGACGCTCATGGTGGTAGGCCCTACGACCACGTCGTAGCTCTTCTCAGCGACCTTCACGACACGCGCCAGGCACTTGTGGTACTCGCTCTGCGTGTCGTTAATGCGAACGGTCTGATTGGGTTTGAAGCGGTTCATTCCGCTAAGCCTTCGTCTTGAACGTGTTTAACGAAGGCCTCGAAAGCTTCCTTAAAGCGCTCGTACTTATCACCGTCTTGGTCGGCGTAATACGTTTCCATGATGGAGGCCATCTCGCCTTTTGCGCGTTGCCAAGCCATGGCGCGCATTGCGTGAAGAATTCTGCTATCGGACATCTTCCCTCTCCTCGATATCTGTTTGGTGTGATGCAACTATACAACACGAAACTTGCGATTGCTTGTAGGTCCGACGAACGGTTAACTTTTTGCCAACTCGTGCTCAAAAGGTACGCGGAAACCAGAAGCGTTACGATGGCCCCCTCCGCCGTAGGAAGCCGCGATCTCCGACACGTCTAGGCCTACCTCAGTGCTGCGCAAGCTGAATACTCGGCCGGTTGGCGTATCCCAGTAACAGGCGGCAAAAGGCTCGCCTTGCGCCATAAGGTGGCCGGCATCGCTGGTAAGGGTGTAGGGGAGACTGGCTGCCGGTACGTCATAGCCGCCGATCTTCATACGGCGCTTAGTTACCCCTACCAGTTCAGCCACGTCTTTGTGATGCTTACGTTCAATAGCAGCGCCGTCCGATACCAGGCTAAGCACGTCGGCTTCCATCAGTTTGTCCCATACTTCGAAATCGTAGGGGTAGCTGAACAGGTTGGCTTGGATTTCCCGTGTGCCTTCTAGCTTGAATAGCCATAGATCGCGGTCTTCAATGTGAAGTAACAGCGCGGGCGGTTCTTGGTCCGGGAAGAAATGATCCCACGCGAGCATTGCGCCGCTGCGTTCCATATCGAAGCAACAGGCGATTGCAGGGCCGTTCTGCGAACACGCCATATCGTGTGCTGTCTTCCATCCGAGTAGCACTGAGCCGTCGTCGTGCTTAATATCGTGCTCAATGCCAGCGTGGAAAGGTTCGAAGCGTGCTAGGTCGGCTGCCGCGCTCTTGTGGTGATCCAGGACAATGATGCTGTTAGCTTTGTAGGCCAGTTGTGACAACACATCGTACTTGTAGCTAAAGTCGACAAGGACAACGTCCTTACCTGTTACGTCGGGCGGCTCTTCACCGTAAACGCCCGGTACGAATTCAACCTGATCTCCGAGCGCTTTACGAACTACCCAAGCTGCGCCAAAGCCGTCAGCACAGTTGCCATGGTAAATGCACATTGTTTTAGTCATTTCTTCCGATCTCCTCTAGCAGATCCAATCAAAGGCTTCTGGCCGTCCTTCAACGGCCAGGATGATTCGGTATGGCAATCCGGGCAGTGGATAATGCGTAGGCTGCTCATGCGTATCACGTCCGGGTTACCGCACTTTGGGCATAGGAGGGTCATGCTTCTGGAACCCATTCAATCGTTACCTTGAAGGTGCCAAGCTCAAAGCCTTGGGCATCCTTCGGTATGTCTTTCGCTTCAGGCGTAAAGCGCTCGTCGAAGGCTTCGTGTACATCCCGCCCCACGTCGCAAAGCTCCTCGGCGCTGTAGGTCTTGTCGAGTAGGGTTCGTTTCACGCTATAAATCCTCCTGGCATGGTTCGCACAACCCGTTGCGCGGCAGCCTCATGCATCTGGCCTTTGGCGCAGTCGCTGGTGTTGACTTTTGACATCTTGGGTTTCTTAGGCTTGGGCATCGGAAGAGTCCTAGATCGAACGTAACGCTTGGCTGTTGAGGCGGGCTGCCTCGGCTGCGGTTGGGTAACGCTTGGTACCCTTTAGCTTGGCCCGTAGTACACGCTGCACGAAGCTCTGGCCGGTGCCGATCTCGTAAAGGCTACCGAGCGCGTGCAGCAAGATGGTTTTGGTAATGCGAAAGTCCATTGGTTTGGCTCCTTTATGTAGTAGACCAGTGGATTAGCAGAGCGCAACCCCCTCCGGTGATCATGTGGATGTACGAGACGTCTTCCAGGAAGACGGAAAAGCCGAACCAGACCAAAGCTACTGAAATGAACACTGTTACCCGACTCATCTTCCTTCTCCCCGCGTTTGCTTTCGATGGATTCAATATACAAGTGACTTCTTGTATTGTCTAGTGCCTTTCGCAACTTTTCTTCAGGCGTGAAAAACCCCGCCGAAGCGGGGTCTAATGATTATCCGGATAACTGTTACGCGGCATCCAGAGTGCCGTGTACCTTCTTGCCAAACCGCGCCAGGAGCTTCAGCACCTCGTTATCGAACTCGGCCTGCACATCCGGCGGCAGATGCTCCCACAGGGCGCCAATGGCAACACAGGTGGAGCTTTTGGCGAAGGTAGGATGGTCCGGCGCTCTCACTACGTCATTGGCGGTGGAACGCGGCACTGCGATCGCTTCCTTCAGTTTGTACATCGTCTCGTACGACTTGACGTCCAGGTTCAGCGCGAAGCCTCGGCGTGCGTAGGAGAGGTACTGCTTGATGACGTCAGGCGCTGGCTTTTCGGTAGAGCCTGCCGCCGGGCGCCCCTTGGCCATGCTGTACCCGTTCGCTTGATACGCCTCGGCGGCGATCCGGTTCAGGTGCTCGACATCGTTCACGTTCTCTTCACGCAGCACCTGGAAAAAGTCCCGGGAGACGTTTTCAACGGTGCCATACGCTTCTTCCAGGTCGACGAATACCACTGCTAAAGTTTTCATTTTGTGCTACCTCGAATCAAAGGATTGGGTAGCGTCCATGCCCTTACTGCCCCGCCGTTGTCTTGTCTGTGCGGTAATTACAAGATTAGTACATCTCCTTGTGATTGCTTGTAGACCCGACGAACGGTAGAGGTTTGCTTGCTACTGTAATTGCCTGTATGCTGCGCGAACATTCATACCGTAGTGAGAAATACCAATGGCTAAGCAGTCCACCACCGGCATCGCAGACGCACTCATTAAAGCAGCATCAATCGGCAGGGGCAGTGGATACACCCGTATGGCGGCCGACCTCGGCGTCTCCTACCAGTCCGTCCAGCAGTGGGTCAAGCAGGGTTACGTACCCCTCGGTCGGGTAACCGAGATCGAAAGCATCTATGGCGTCCCCCGCCATCGTCTCGTCAACCCGAAGTACCTGGATTCGATCACTAGCGCACGCTTTGATATTTCCGAGTCCTGAGATGGGAGCGGCAAAGATGGCTCCTAATATAGAAGAACTGCAGGCGCCCGCTGCGCTGCGGGAGCTTAAGCAGTGGCTGGTGTGGAAGCTGGAACCGAATTCGGTTGAAGGTAAGAAGCCAATCAAGAAGCCGTATTACGCGAAGTCGGGAAGGGCTCGCGGTAAGCAGAGCACAGCGGAAGATGTATCCCAACTGGTGACCTTCGAAGAAGCCAAGGAAGCAGTGAAGCGCCTCGGAGCTACGGGCGTGGGACTGGCAATGGTAGAAGGTTGCCCGGTCACCGCGCTGGACTGGGACAACTGCATAAAGGACGGTGTGATAGATCCTATCGTCGTCGAAGCGATAGCCGGCACCTACTCCGAAATAAGTCCTTCGGGTAAAGGCATCCGCGCTTTCGTCGCCGCTACCGAAGGCAATGCGAAGGAATGCTGCTCGGATACCGTCGACGTTGGCTTCGAGATGTTCAATACCACCGGCTTCGTCACGTTCACGGGCGACATCACAGCTATCGCTGAGGTCGACGGCTGCGAGGATACGATAGCGCCACCGAATGCGGCTTTGCTGGAAGTGATCCGTACCAGGTTCACCGACAGAGTTAGGGTTAAGGCCGCCTACGAGGCGCATGGCGAGCCACGCACTGATCTTACGGACAAGGAGATCCGCAAGCTTCTATCGGTCCGCGATCCGGACTGCCCACATCCTGAATGGGTCGCTATTGGCATGGCTCTCCACCATCAGACCGAGGGTGAGGGGTTTTGGATGTGGGACGAATGGAGCTCAGAAGGCGGCAAGTACTCCGGGTCTGAGAGCCTACAGAATACGTGGGAAAGTTTCGGGAGCTACACAGGAAAGCCCGCTACGGCCAGGTCACTCATAAAGGTTGCACATGATCTAGGCGTAGACATCGGCGTAGCTGAGGTCGACGACTTTGAAGCTCTACCTCCGCAAGTGAAGGCGCCGGTTAAAGTTGGGACGTTCAATATCCGGAAGCACAGCGACTTCATGAAGGAAGTTCGCTCGGTCCGTTGGATCGTTAAGGACTTTGTCCCGCATGCCACCCTGGGCGTGATATTCGGGGAATCTGGCTCTGGCAAATCCTTCCTGACCTATGACCTCTGTGCTGCCATCGTTCGGGGTCAGGAATGGAACGGGAAGAAGGTCAATAAAGGTCGTGTCTTATATGTAGTAGCCGAAGGCCAAGCGGGTTTCGTCAACCGAGGTAAGGCCTACGTCCATCAGCAGGGCATCCAGCATAGCGACCTGGACGATATGGATTACATCACCGATCGGGTGCCCAACCTGATGTCGAAGAAAATGATCGATGAGCTGATAGCGGATATCCAGGCGCAGGACCCATATGACCTGGTGGTCATGGACACCTTCGCGCAAGTGACATCCGGCGCTAACGAAAACAGCGGCGAGCATATTGGCGCTGCGTTGGCCGAGTGCAGGCGCATCGGGCAAGCGAGTGGCGCTATGGTCCTGCTGGTGCACCACAGCGGTAAGGACAGTACTAAGGGCGCCCGCGGCTGGTCTGGGCTACGCGCCGCGGCGGACCTTGAACTCGAGGTGCTGAACTCCAACGGGTCGCGCAGCGTGTCTGTCACCAAACTAAAGGACGGGCAGGATGGCGGAAGCCTCAGCTTCCAGTTGCATACGGTCATTCTGGGCGAAGACGAGGATGGGGACGACATCACGAGCTGTATCGTCGAGTACACCGGTACGAAGCGCGTGGTGCCTATAAAGAAAGAGGTTCTAGGCCCTACGGAGAAGAAAGTCTTGTTCTTCTTCAATGAATTGCTCGGCCTCGATACGGAGGGGAAAGTATCGGTTGAGGAGCTTATCAATAAGACGATCGAAGAAACCCCTAGGCCGCTGGCGCCCGCCAAGGATAACCGAACTACCAATATTCGACGGTCGATGAAGACCCTCGTGGATAAGAAAAAGTTTTTCGTTGATGGTGAATACGTATTTCTTGCGCGAAAGAGTGATGAATAGCAATTTGCGTAAAGGAGAGCATTATTTCCTTCATCCTTCGCGAACCTTCATTTTGGATTCAACGAAGGCAAAATATCCTTCATCTCCTTCACGACCCCTTTAGGGAGTGAAGGATGAAGGAAGGCAAAAAGAAGGATGTACGTAAAAATTGCGCGTGAAGGAATATACCCTGTTAAACACGCAAAAACTGCGACTTAGATATAGCCCTGGTTGATCCGCGAAATTTGCGGATTGGAGGTTTCGCGATGAAAAACGAATTAGGTTACGACACGTCGAAATGGAAGGACCAAGATTCGGCCATGCATTTCGCTAGAGGCATGCACCAGGACATGTGCATGGGTTACGCCGAAGGGACTGCTCAGATCCTCGCTGACATGCTCTGGTGGAACGGGAGGCTAACTTCAACGCAGCTCGAATGGATGCACCGTAAGGAATTGCCGAAGTACCAGAAGCCTATGAAGATCCTGACCTGGATGCGCCGCCATCTAGAACTACCGTTCCTCGAGAGGATCAACGTGAAAGGCGAACTCGTTTCGGTGTACGCCGTCACCGATACCGACAAAGAGATCCTCCGGACTGCGTTCTACCATCTGCAGCGAGGCCACGTTGCAGAGGAGATCGAGCGGATGAACGATCGGCACTACGGCGAAGACGGGATGGATTAGGCGAAAAGGGTTATCCTGAGAACCTTTCCGCAGGAGCCCAAACTGATGACCTGTACCGCATGCGCCCGACGCCGGGCAAAACTCAAACGACTGATGGATTTAGCCAATGAACGATTCGAAGAACTCAAGCAACGGATTACTGGTGCTGCGGATGGTGCAGCCGCTGACAAACGAGCAGGTATCCAACCTGGTCGAAGCGATCACCCCGACCGCTAACGTACTCGGCCTAGAACCAATGGTCTTGGGTAATGGCGCCGACATCAGGATTGAGAGTGGCCGTGACGCTTTGCTGCAGCGCATCTGCGAGGCGCTAGAGGAGATAGCCGTCCAAGGACGCATGCCAGAGGTTAACGTGGCTGAGATCGCACCACAGGCGCTCAACGCTAGACCGTCAGGATTGAACAGCCGTGGCTAAGTCCAGGGTCACCATGCAGCCCACCCGAGCGCGTGAGGTCAGTACGCAGGCGGTCAAGATGCTGAACCCTGACGCATGGCGTGAAGGGTTGACCACAGCGCAGCGTGGGTACGGTGGGAAGTGGCAACGTGCGCGCCTCGCCTACCTTGCAAAGCATCCGCTCTGCAGGATGTGCGAGGCGCAGGGCAAGGTGACCGCAGCCAACGTGGTCGACCACATCGTCGATCATCGAGGCGACATGAAGCTGTTCTGGGATAGCGAGGGAAACTGGCAGCCGCTTTGCAAGCCGTGCCACTCGGAGAAGACCGCAGCTGAAGGCGTAGGCGCTGCGCGTCTAGGCTAACGTTAGTTGCCCCGCACCCTAAAACCGCTCTAGCTCAAGGGTTTCAAGCGATTGAAGAGCGAATTGCCCGTCACCTAAGGCCCGACTTGATCTGGCTTTTAATGCGCGCGATTTGCGGGTTCAGGATGGGCTGAAAGCCGCTAGATAGAGCCACCGGGGGGATATGCATATTCCGCGGATACGCCACCCCTCCTGAT